AAATGTAGGTGCTGTCTGATGCGCCACGATTCTCCAAGTTGCCAGAAGTAGCATTCGTTGCGAATACTGCAGGCTCAACATCAACTGAGATGGGGAGAACTGTAGACTTACCATTTACAGGAATTTCACGGAACAGACGAGCTACTTTGAGTTCGTTCTGAATTTCTTTTTCAATCAAAGAAGATACTTCTTGATCGATATCTGCTGCGTTTGAAGCATAGTCGATACCAGCTTTCTCTTGAATGTCACGAGCAAAGTCAGTATCCCAACCTTTCTGTGTCATTACACCCAACATGTGGGCGTTCAAGAAATCTTTACCGAAGGTGCTGATTTCAGACTTAGAAGAGCGATCAGCGAATACACGCTTAGACTCACGCATCTTAGTGATTTCGTCAGTCTTTTCTTCAAGCTCTTTCTTGTACTTCTGAAGCGTTTCTTCCATATCAGCGCCCCGCTTCGTAAGTTGCTCTTGAACGTCAGCCATAAGCCTTTCAGTACCTGATTCAACACCAGATACAACAGCTTGCTTAACTTCTTCTTCTTGAGCCGCTTTTTGCTCAGCCTCTAATTGAGCCTGTGCTTCAGCTTCTTGTGCTGCCTTTTCTTCTGCAGCTTTTGTCTCGGCTTGTTTCATTGCAATTTTAGCAGCAGTCTCTTCTGCCACCTTCTTAGCAAATGCTTCCAAGTCGATTTCGGGAGTTTTTACTTCTTCCGACATTTTGATCTCCTTTTGGGCGTTAACCCCGTCCGGTGTTTCACTAGCTACATTAGAAGATTTATCTTCATCCTTAGCCAGAGACTGACCGGCTAGATCTACACGATTGGTGAAAGTTTTCTTGAAATCTTCATACTCTGATTCAGAGTCAAAAGACTTCGCCAGAGAGAAAGTAGCTGCTTGATTGCAAGGTACGGATACAACCGAAACTTCAAACAACTCAGCGTCCTTTATCTTATATCCGTCAGTTTCCGATAGGTAATCAGCATCCTTGACTCGGAAACCAACAGAAAAGGCTCCAAGGACACCGTCTTTAACTAAATCACACACGCTTTCGGGTGCGGACTTACTAATCTTCGCTTCAAGCTCTAAACCATTTGGAGTTACCTTGAGCCCTGTGGCTCTTCCAATTGGCTTGTTATAGTCATGATTAAAAAGAATGATAGGATTATTTTCGAAATTTTTCAAGCCACCTTTTGCCCAAGCGTCTGGAGAAATAGTATCTCCGGCACGGTCAAAATCGTTTGTGCTTGCCATGCCACGAATTATGACACTTCCGTCTTCAACGGTTTGCGACTTGAAAGTAGAAGTTAGATTAAAAATCTTATTCATTATACTTCCTTTTTCACTGAAGTCTTTTTAGAGGACAGAGTAGTCTTTCTTGCAGGGGCTTCAGGCTTGGGTGGAGGGGGAGGCGGCGGAGGATTCTCTGCCTTTTTAATCTCTTCCCATAAATCAGGAAATGTTCCTTCTAAAGTTTGAAGAAGTCTTGACCAGCTTCCAAAATGATTTAGTGCCATTCCAGAGCGAATAGGCACATCGTTTCCAAATTCATCATAGTCATGCTTTTCAAGAACTTTTCCTTTCTCTAGCATAAACATTCCGATTGCTTTCAAAATCTCATTTCGAACTCTAAGTCTCGCCATCTTCATCTCCTTCTATGGGTCTACCACCTTCATCGGGATTTGCAGCACTTCCAGCAATATTAGCAGGAACCCGTAGTTCGTCGTATCCTTCTACTGCTTCAAACCCTAAATGTTCTCTTGCTTCATTAGGAGATATAATCCCCGTATTTACTAACGCAGAATAATACTGTGATTGATCTCGAAGCTCTGGCTGAAGTGCGGGAATATCTGTAATGTCCTCTTTCACTTCAAAGCCAAAATACCTTTCAAGTGCCATATTTAACTTTCGCACTATAGGTAGTATAGTTTCCAAATAATACATTCTCATATTTGGACGAATATTTGCATTATTACCAGAGTCTAACATAATTGGTGGAACTCCGAGAGCTTTTAAAATTATCTTTTCGTTTTCAGCAATTGCTTCTTGAAAATCTAATTCTTTAAAATTGACATTTGCTATTTGATCAATTTCAATTCCACCATCAAGTATAAGAGGTCTTCGACCTCCTGCATCTGGCTTATAACGAATGCTCCATGACTGAATCATTCGTTCTTTAATCTTCTCCGATAATGTATTCGGAGTTTTAAGTACCAATCCTGGGACTGCTCCATTTCTAAAGAAATTATCTTGGAACTGTCTCATTGAAGACATTAGTTGCATTGTTCTCAATGCTGGTTTTAATCTTGATATACCTCTGTAAATTGAATAAAAAGAATTGTCTTTTACATGGATGATTTCGCTGGTTTTATATTCTACTTGCTCATTAAAAGTAAACTTTTCAATATAAGTACTCTCACTTGCATGTATTACCATCTTACTTGCCGGAAGATGATATAAATGCACACCATCAAAATAAATAAAGATGTTTCCGTCGAGTACAAAGTCTGTAATTAAATTACGACGAAAAGTGCTGACATCTTGAAACGGGTTAGGCTCCTTATTCAATAATAAAGAAACTTTTGATCTCTTTATGCCTTTTGCTACATTCTGTAGTCCTTGTATTTGCGGGCCTACAGTTGTTGGTATTTCCGCAGCATCATCAACAATCAGATTTACACCTCGATTGACAATCTCTAAATCTTCGTATGCTCGCTCATAGCGAAATACAAGTTCCCTTGAAGATTCTGTTTTATGGTCATAGTATTGCTGAGCAGGATTTAACTTTTCCTCACTTTCTACTATTAAAGGCTTTCGCCCCAACATTCTATCATACCATGCCATGTTTTTCTCTTTGAATCTCTACCCAGCGTTGCTGCTTTGTTGCGCTTGTTAATTTTGGGTCTCTACCATAAATCGAGTGCAATTGTAGATGATGTTTATGGCACAATGTAACAGTATGTTCGTAAAGTTCAGCCCAATGCTGTTCTATAAAGTCTTCTCTAAATGAAAGTATATTCTCAGGAAGAAATTTATTCTTTTTCACCCAATCATGTACTAACGGACTTAGACTGTAAAAATGGTGAAAATCAAGTTGTTCCGAAGAACCGCAAATATAGCACTCAGTGCCTTTTTCATACTTGTTTTTTGCTTTATCTCTTATGTATTTTACGATGTCTCTTTTTAGGTCCATTTCGATTACCAGTAATTTTAGTATAAATAAGATATGTTGTCAACAACTATTTTTGAAGAGGTCTCTTCTAAAAGCCTGTCATTGAGGTTTCAAAAGAGTATAATGCGTAGCGGATAGCATCCGCCATATGAGATGCTCTATTGTGTTTTGGCTTTTCTTTCATCAAATTTGGATTTGGATCCCATTGATACTGGTCAAGAGATAGTAATACTTCTTGGCACTTTTGATCAACCATGAGCCGGTTATTATCTACAACACCAGCTACGTGACCGATACCATCAAGAAGTGATTTCTTTGCGTTTACAGTACTAATATCATAATTTTGTGCAAAATCAAATCGTGTTTGCTGTGCTGCAGAATCTATATAAATATAGTCCAGATCCCACTTGTCAATCATTTTTCGTATTTCTGCTGCGTGTTGTTCTGTTGTTTTTTCTGAATCAAAGTATTCATCCAGTACAAAAAACTTCTCTTCGTCCCAGGAGTAGGCAATTACACAAAAGGCTGTCGGATCACGATATCCAACATCAAGTCCGGCGAATACGTCCATACCTGTGGTGTCGATATCTTGGAACGATCCCGTACAACCTTCGTAGTCGAAGTCCCAGACCTGACCTTCATAAGTATTGAAGTCAGCTTCATACTCTTGTCGAAACTCAGCCTCGGACATACTTTTTCTAGCTTCCTGAATATCTGTTTCAGACATTCTAGGATTATCTTTATAAGTCGCACGAATAGAGCACCATTCCGGAAACTCGTCATTGAAACCCCTATCAAAAAACTCGGAGAACCAGTTGTTGCGTCCTCGCGGTGTGGAAATAAACAATGCTTTAGAATTATCTTTATCAAGTGTCGGACGAAGTGCAACATTAAAAGCATCTCTGCCATCTGCAAGTGCTGCTTCATCGAAAATAATGAGATCGTAGGAGCGACCAACACAAGAATCTACTTGATTCACGGAACCCATGCGAATAGTAGATCCATTAGATAATTCAATAACTTTATCTTTTGCGTTGTCTTTTAAAACTTCTAAGTCAAAGTGTTTAATTAGATTTCTCTGTAGGTCAAAAT